GAAACACAAACAGAAACACAAACACAAACACAAACACAAACACAAACACCAACACCAACACCAACACCTTATAATTTAAGACAACAATCAGAAGAAATTGAAGAAAAAATTAAAGAATTGTTATTAGAATTATTAGAAAAATATTCAAAAAAATAAATAATATGGATTAAAGAATAAAAGAAAATATAAATATCATTAAACTTTAATAAACTAATTTAAAATTATATATTATTATATGATAATAATTTATAATTATGAATAACAATATATTAAATAAGGTAGTTTTTAAATTTGAAGGAAAAAATAATGTAAATATAAATAATATTTTACAAAAAGAAAAAATAGATAATTCTTTTTTGTGTAATTGTAATTTAAAAACTTATTTAATTTCAAATGTTATAAAATTTGAAATTATTAAATATTTAGGTGAAGGTATAGTAGGTAAGGTATTTTTAATTAAATTATTGGATAATTATGAAGAAGAAATACAAGAATTAAAAAAAACAGAACAAATATACGAAATATTAAATACAAACACACAAATAATACAAGAACAAAAACAAACAAATAATCCAGAAAATAATCAAGAAATATTAGAAAAAGAAAAAATTCAACAATTATTAGAAAAACAAGAAAATTTATTTACATTAAAAATATCAAATATTGATAGTTATTACGAACTTTATGAAGAAATATTATTAATTCAAGAAAATTTAAATAATAATGATATTAATATTGATAATTATCCTTTATATTATGGAGATTTTAAAAATTATAGATCTTTTGGAATAATATATCCTTTTTTTGGTATTTATAATTTAGAAAAAATAAAATCATTATCACTTTTAAATGAAACAAAAATAAATTTAAATTATTTTAAAAATATTAAAATAATTAAACAGTTAATAATTCAATTATCAAAATTAAATATTAATAATATTATTCATTGTGATTTAAAACCTTGTAATATTGTTATAAATGAATTAAATAATAATATAAAGGCAACTATTATTGATTTTGGATTAATTAAAAATGTTAATAATTTAGAACCAATAATGTCTACAAGTTATATAACTTCACCCGAAAGTTTATTGACAATTGATAAATTTAAAAATATTTTAAATAAAAAAGAAATAATAGATTATTCAAAAAGTGATTATTTTGGTTTATATACAATAATATTACAATTATTTCTAAATAAGAGTTATTGGAAAATAATTCATAATTATTTAAATAAATTTTGCAATTATTCATTTAGTTTAATTGATAATTCACAATTTTATATAGTTTATGCTTATGTTTGGTATAAATTTTTTTATAATGATTATGAAAATATAAAATCTGTTAGTATGAAAAATTTAATTGTTAATATTGAATACAAATATCAATTTGTAAAAACAAAAAAATATTTAAAATTTGATAAATTTTTTGAATATTATATTATTTCAAATATTGAACCAAAATATTTTGAAGATGAAAATTATAATACAGATATTTTTTCTTCTAATTTATTTGATTTTTTAAAGAGTTTAATTAATTTTGAACCAAAAGATAGACCATCTTTTATAGAATTATTAGAACATCCATTTCTCAATCCTTAAAGTTAATTTATATTATATATTATATATTATATATTATATATTATATATTATATATAATATGAAATTAGTTTTGAAGACATTAGTTTTTCACATATTATGTATTGTATTTTTTGCTTTATTATATAGCATAAATTCAAAAAATTTTATCATAGAATATAAAGAAATTAAACAAAAATATCCAGAATTTATAGATTTTATATTTTTATCTTCAACAATACAAAGTGGTATTGGTTTAAATTGGTTAGTTCCAACTAATAATATAACAAAAATGTTAATAATTATACAACAATTTACTCTAATATCTTCTTATGTTTTTGTATTATACTTTTTTACATTATAATTCTCATTTCTCTTTTTTAATTTTTCTTTTTTTCTTTTTTTTCTTTTTTTTCTCCTTTTTTTAATTTTCTTTGAATATCAATAGGTCTATATCTTAAAAACCATTCTTGATATTCTAAATTATTAGGATTATTTTTTAATAAATTATATTTTTCTGTTTTTATAGAACGCATTTCTTCAATTGTTTCTTGATGTCCATAACAATTTATACTAAATCTTTTTAATAAACCTTTTTGTGCTAATCTATTTTTTTCTTGAACTTTAAATAAATAACTAGCCATACATAATATTCTATCTTTATCATAATAAGGTCTTGTTGAATACATAAATGCTAAATAAAAACTTAACATAGTATCAATAGTAGCAATTTTAATTTTATTAGAAAATATTTTAATTTCATTATAACTATGACATGCTAATGGTTGATAAATAAAAACAATTGTATCATTTCCAACTCTAATTTCATAATGTGGAGCAATAATTTCACCAATTCCATTATGTTTAATTATTTTGACTTTATGAATATTTTCTTCATTTAATCTTTCTTTAATAATTTGGGCAGTTTTTAAAGGTTCTTCAGAAAGAACATCAAAATCTGGAATTTGTTCTATTTTTTTCTTTAAATAATTAGGCATATATCTTGAATATAAACTTAAAGCATAACCACCAAAAAATACTACTCCTTGTTCTATTAATGTATTTTTAGTAGTTTCATAAATAATTTCTTCATTATTCTTATTTTCCATGGTTCTTTGAAAATTTATATATAAACATTGTTTATTTTTGAGAGGATAATGTTTATTTAATAATATTAATCGTTTTAATACTTTTTCCCACCTAGAAACATCACCATCAGGTCTACTTAATTCTAAATACATACCCATTCTTAAATAATTAGGTGGAGCATAATTTATTCCATTTATTTTTTTAGCATCTTTTTTTAAAGAATTAAATAATTCTTTAGATAAATAAGTTATATCAGCAATTCCCATAAAATTTACAAAAACTTTATATGTTCCATGATGTTGTCCACTTTTTGCTTCAACTTCTTCAAAACCATTTTTAAAAAATATATTTGCTAATTCTTTTGCATCATTTAAAGCATTAGAAGAAAAAAAATCATAATCAGGAACTTCAATTTCTTTATTATAAAATTGGTCTTCTTTTGGTAATATATTATTAATTGCTAATCCTCCATATACAATTAATTTTTTCTTTTTTATAAAATCTTCAACAATAGTTATAATTTTTTTAATTTCAGGTGATTCTATTTTTCTTTTTCCTTGTTTTTCTTCTGCTTTATCTATTGCTTGTCGTAAAACAGCAATTTCACAATCACTAAAAGATAAATTAGAACATATATTGATTTTATTTTTTCTAGTTTTATTGATTTTATTGTGGCTATTTAGTGTATTTGGTTTATATTTTCTTGATTTATTTTTTTTTGTTCTATTTAAAGGCATTATATAAAATACTTATATTTTAAATATTAAAATTATAAAAATCACTTTTAACAACTCTAGTTTCATAAGATACATTAGGGTTTTGAGGTGGTGGTCTTTCTATTTCAACAAGTTTATATCTTAATTTAGGTGGTTTTAATACAAAAGCATAACCAGCACTATTAAAAAAAGCATCATTTTCTTCTATATTAGTATCAACTTTTGAATATCTCATACCTAATAATTGAATTCCCATTTCTCTCATAACTAAAGAAGATGGATTATTTGGATTAGCTCCTTTATCTGGTAATCCAATTGTCATATTAAGTTTATTAAATTCAATTAATTCATTAATATCTGGTGTATATTTAATATCATAATAATGAAGACATCTCATAAAAATAGAATTAGATGTCATATTTACATATTCATAAAAAGATTTAGATTGTAAATAAGTGTTATTAGATTTATCTACAATAATTATTAATTTTGACATTAAATTTACAAGAGGAACATCACCTAAATTTTTACCTTGATATTCATAACTATAATCTGGACCTAATAATAAATTTTCATAACTTTCTAATAGTTTTGCAAAATTATCATACATTTTTATATTATTACTTTTAATTCTTAAATGAAGGATTAAAGGGTCAGTTGGATTAGGAGAACCAGACATAGTAAAAGCATAATTATTTAATGTTTTTAAAATTGTGCCAAAATCAATAGAATTAAATGTTTCTTTAATACAATAATTAGAATTTGTTGAAGAACTAACAACAGGTTGATTATTAATAGAAAAAACTTCAAAATCTAAACCTCTAACTCCTTGTTTTAATAATGCTTTTAAATTACATATATCTACAAAATCATTTTTATAATTTCCTCCATTACAAGAATTGTAAGCAGATTTAATATAATAATCTTTTAATGTATAACTAAATAATTTATCTACATTATTTATAGGTTTTATAGAACCATTTAAAGTTCCATACATAGAATTCATAAAAGAGCATTCGCTTGATTTTAAATTTAAATAATAAAATAAATATAATAAAAATATTAATATAATAAATAATGTTAATAAAAAATATAAAAAAGATTGAGTATTTTCTTTATTAGAAAAAATATTATTTAAAAATTTATTAGATAAATTACCTGACATACTTGACATAAACTATATAATATAAGTTTTTAAAAAAATAAAAAAAATATATATTAGAAATATAATTTATATAAATATATAAATATAATAATATGCCTGGTGGTTTATTAAATCTTGTTTCAGTAGGACAACAAAATATTATATTAAATGGTAATCCTTCAAAAACTTTTTTTAAAGCAACATATTCAAAATATACAAATTTTGGATTACAAAAATTCAGAATAGATTTTGAAGGTGCTAAAACCTTGCGTTTAAATGAAGAATCAGTATTTACATTTAAAGTCCCTCGTTATGCTGATTTATTAATGGATACATATTTAGTTTTATCACTTCCAAATATTTGGTCTCCAATTATGCCTCCACAAGCACCAACTCAACAAAGCGACCAATTAGGAATAGATAATCAATTTTGGTCTCCTTATGAATTTAAATGGATACAAAATATTGGAGCAAAAATGATTTCAAAAATACAATTCATTTGTGGTAATTTTACTCTTCAAGAATATTCTGGTGATTATTTATTAGCTTCAGTTCAAAGAGATTATAATAATACAAAAAAAGAATTATTTAATAAAATGATAGGAAATGTTGCGGAATTAAATGATCCAGCAAATTTTGGTGCAAGAGTAAATGCCTATCCAAATGCTTATTATAATGAAAATATTGCTGGTTCTGAACCATCAATTAGAGGTCGTGATTTATATATTCCTTTAAATAGTTGGTTTGGATTAAAAAGTCAAAATGCTTTTCCTTTAACATCTTTACAATACAATGAATTACAAATTGTTATTACTTTAAGACCTATTAATCAATTGTTTCAAATTAGAGATGTTTTTGATACTATTAATAACTATCCTTATATTGCTCCAAATTTTAATGTATGGTATCAACAATTTTATAGATTTTTACAACCACCACCTAATATTGAATTAGATATTAATTCATATACTGATACAAGAGTTTTATGGAATTCTAATATACACTTAAATTGCACCTATTGTTTTTTATCAAATGATGAAGAAAGATTATTTGCTTTAAAAGAACAAAAATATTTAATAAAACAAGTTCGTGAAAAGGTATTTTATAATATTACTGGTTCTAATAAAGTAGATTTAGATTCTTTAGGTATGGTAACTAGTTGGTTATTTTATTTTCAAAGAAGTGATGTTAATTTAAGAAATGAATGGTCTAATTATAGCAATTGGCCTTATAATTATTTACCATTAGATGTTGTTTTAGCTTCTACTAGTGGTTCTTATTTAGTTGAAGTTCCTAATTCAACTGGAACATTAGTGCCTGTATATATTGGACCTGGAATGAATCCAAATGGAAAATTAACTGGTTTAATGATTACACAAACTTATAATCCTTTAAATCAAAAGAATATATTAGTTAGTTTAGGAATATTATTAGATGGTTCATATAGAGAAAATATGCTTCCTTATGAAGTATATGATTATGTTGAAAAATATATAAGGACTTCTGGTAATGCTCCTGATGGTCTTTATTGTTATAATTTTTGTATTAATTCTAATAATTCTGAATTACAACCTTCTGGTGCTATTAATATGAGTAGATTTAATCAAATTGAACTAGAATTTGTAACTATTAATCCTCCTATTAATCCTTTTGCACAAACATTACAAATTTGTGATCCTGAAAATGGAACAATTATTGGAATTAATAAAACATCTTGGGATATTTATGAATATAATTTTAATTTAATATTATTTGAAGAAGTCATAAATCAAATATATTTTGTTGGAGGAAATGTTGGACTTGTTTATGCAACTTAATCTCATTAAGTTATAAAGTTATAAAGTTATAAAATTATTAAATTATTAATCTTATTGGTGTTTCATCTATATTTATATTTAATCTTCTAATTAGTTCTTCTGCTTCTTCATAACTTTCTACTATTAATTGGGTTATTTTACTTTCATCTTCTGGATCACAACTTACAATAAATTCTTCATTATAAAATTGTAAATTTAAATTTTTTTGTGGAATATATTTTGTTTTTTCAAAAATAATACCTATCATTAATAATAAAGTTGTTATATTTGTTATACCTATTATCATTTATAATAGTTTATATTATATATTTTTTGTTTCTTGTTTATTTTATAAATATGCATTAGATGGTGTTGGTCCATTATCATAAAATAATCCAGTAGTTGTTTCCCTTAAAGGATAATTGGGAATATATCTATATTGCTCTGGTTCAGCACTATATTCATATGATAATTTTTCATCTAATAATTTATTTCCTAAATCATAATAATCACTCCATATTGATACTCCTTCATAAGTTTTTGGAACTTTA